ACCAATAGATGTAACACTGTTTGGTATGGTTATACTTGTTAGTGCACTGCAATTATAAAATATATAAGAACTAAAAGATGTAACTTTACTAGTCTCTTCAAAGGTTATACTTGCTAGTGCAATGCAATTATTAAATGCACCCCCATCAATAGATGTAACACTGTCTGGTATGATTATACTTGCTAGTGCAATGCAATTATAAAATGCATTCGCACCAATAGATGTAACACCATCCAGTATGATTATACTTGTTAGTGCACTGCATCCGGAAAATGCACTCGCACCAATAGATGTAACACTGTCCGGTATGATTATACTTGCTAGTGCAATGCAATTATTAAATGCACCCCCACCAATAGATGTAACTTTACTAGTCTCTTCAAAGGTTACACTTGCTAGTGCACTGCACTTATAAAATGCACCCTCACCAATAGATGTAACACTGTCCGGTATGGTTATACTTGTTAGTGCACTGCAATTATAAAATATATAAGGACTAAAAGATGTAACTTTACTAGTCTCTTCAAAGGTTACACTTGTTAGTGCTTCGCATCCGACAAATGCATATTTACCAATAGATGTAACACTGTTTGGTATGGTTATACTTGTTAGTCCGGTGCAATGATCAAATGCATATTCACCAATAGATGTAACTTTACTAGTCTCTTCAAAGGTTACACTTGTTATATTGGTATTATCTTTAAATGCATTCGCATCAATAGATATAACATCGTATACAGTTCCCGAATCATGAGTAACTGAAACGGGAATAATAATACTACTACTGTTATCCAAAATACTACTGACAGATACAACATCTGTATCTGTCAATATTCTATAGCTAATAGAATTAAAATCAATAGAAGACATATAAATAGTATTAGATATTAAAAAAATAAAGTTTAAATATTTTTTTTAGTATCCATATTGTTGTGTAATAGCAGATTCTAAAAATATTTGTGCATTAACTGAACCTCCAAACATTTGTATACCTGGTATTATTATATTATTTAACAAGATCTCTTGATCCTTACCGCTAATATGACCGGAATCTTTAGAAGGATATCGATCCATCATAAATTGATTCTCTAATTTAAACAAATTATTAGCTTGTTTCAAATATTGTACAATTGCTTCTATCATTAAATTATATTGATTTTTATTAATTAATTTATGAGTAGGATTATTTTTTAATCCTAATCCTAATATAATACCTCCTGCATTTAATATAACTTGAGGAACGGAAACTCCCTTTGCAATATAAAAAGCTTCTGCAATAGGTGGCATATAGAATACAGATTGTGTATGTGGTTTATCTATAGGTATTTTTATACTGGTTATATATCTTTCTGGATTATATGATGAAGTTGTTTCTTGTATACCCGATTCAGATGCATCGTAAATATCTACATCAGATGATTGAGTATCTTCTTCTAACTTTTGTAATAATAATAATTTTTTATCACATTTATTTGAATAATTTGGTTCCATATATATAATATAATATAATATTTCTTTATAAAATAATTCATATTGTTGGCGAATTCTAAAAATTATATATGATCAACCTATATATAATATTAATAATTAACAATATTAGGCTATTTTTAAAGTATTTAACTTGTTAGTAAATAGTTTATTTTGGTAATTACACGTTTAATTTATTTTTTAATAAATTATATTTTGTTTTATAATTTAAATATTTATTATAAAAACTTGTATAATGTAATTTAACTATTTCTAACAGGCTCTCTTGAAGTTTTTCATTACCATTTTCAAATATTGGATCTCTAACTAAATATGACATTCTAACTTTATTATTTTTTATTTTACCTTCAAACCAAATATCAATTTGTAACATATTATGATAATCAAAATAATAAATATGAGAATCTGGATTAGTACTTGATTTGTGGTATAATTCAGATGTCCAATATTTATTTAATAAAAATGGAGAAGTTTTCATTCCTAAAATATTTTTTGTATAAACTTTATTATATTGTATTCGTTCATATAGTTCTGGTTTTGGACAATTTAACATTTTACCATACATATTTAATCTATCTTCCAAAGTCCATATTATATATTTATCTTTAATTAAACTAACATTAGAAGATATAACTGTTAACTTTTTATGATCTGGTATTATTCTATACCATTTAACAGGTGGATTATAAGAAACAATATTATAAGGATAACAATTATTAGTAAATAATGTAGATAGTTTGTCTAACAACAAATCTTGTAAATGAATATCTTCATCCTTATGTATTGAATCAATTTCATTTTTCTTAATTTTATCTAAATCTGCAAATACATAATTATCATCACCCGAAGCAATCAAATCATATTTAATATGGGTATAATAGGGTGAGTCTCCTAAATTATTTTGAACAAGAATATTTTTTGATTGATTAGTAGTATTAGTTAAACCACTTCTGAAAATAAATTGTTTATCATTTTTGTTCCAACTAAATCCTGTCATTAAATAAAAAGTATTCGGATTTTCTATAATAAAATTATTATATGATTTACCAAAAATATATTCCCATAATTTCCAATGAGGATTAGTGCTAATAGGAGATGTTTTCATTAATTTATCAGATTCTATTATTATAACTGTTCCTGAGTTAAATGCTTCTTTATGTCTTGTAGTTTTTTCAATCCAATTACGTATAACATAAATATCTTTAATATCATTTTGATCTTTCATTTGTTGATAATATCCTTTACCCCAAAAAATAATACCTACATAATTTTTATCTTCTGAGAATGTTGAAGATGAATCTCGAAATAAACATCTTAAATTAATATCATAGTTTAAACTTAATAAATTTCTATCAAATTTATCCATAAAACTAAATTTTTTTACAGTTTCATCAAAAGATACATAATGTTTTCCACCTATTTGCATAATATATATATATATATAAATAAATAAATAAATAAATAAATAAATTTATAAAATAATATTTGAATGGGCTTTATAGAATGTATAAAAGGTGATGATACTGATAGTAAATTAATTAAATTATAAGACTATTAATTATTTTATTTGATTTTAATTTAAATAAATAATTTTATATTATAAATTTATCGCATAAACATTCTTACACATTTAAAACGTTTAAAATGCAGATTATTTTTTATATTATATATATGGAAAGGTCGTTGTGTGACAACTTTTTTAATTAAAGTGTTTAGTTTTTAATTCTGATATGGAAAATCTAATATTTATGAACGATATATAAAATATAAACCAATAATAATAAAAAAGGTTATTATACCTATTCGTGACTTAAAAATAAAAATGGAGGATTATGCAATATCAAAGATGAATTATCTCAAATAGACTTTAAAAAAATTGCTTGTGTGTTTTTAAAAAAATTGCTTGTGTGTTTTATATATCATTATATATTATTTATAATGTTAATCACACTAACAATTAATGATATACCTGATTATTTACAAGACTCTGAATTATATAAAATTATAGATTCAGATAATTCTTTTGAGGTTCCAGACAAATATTTTAAAAAAAATTATTAATAAATACCTTTGAAGATTTTATGAGATATATTAGGATTTTTGATTATTGGATGATTAATAAAACACCAATTGAATTTTATAAATATATTATTAAAAATAAAGATAAAATAAACATGAATTTATTAAATGATCTATTTACAATGAATGATTTAATAAACGAAATTAAAAGTATTATTGAGACACCTGATAGATGTTATTATTTTGTATTGATTGGACATTTAGAATGTTTAAAATATGCTCATGAAAATGGATTTGAATGGCTTGCAGAGGAAATATGTAATATTGCTGCAAAAAATGGGCATTTAAAATGTTTAAAATATGCTCATAAATATGAATGTGATTGGGACAAACAGACATGCGAGTTTGCAGCTGATAACGGACATTTGGAATGTTTAAAATATATTCGTGAAAATCCAACAAAAATTTAACATCTTGCTTTATTTAATAGAAAAAAATGAAATAATCATTAAATAATAACAATATTATTATTATTTAATGGAATTTATTCAACAAATTATAAAATATATCATAGAATGTCGAAAAGACGAAGATTATAACGACGATAGTAACAGTAAATTAATTAAATTATATTTTAAGCAAAATAAACAAAATATACCTGATGATATCCAAAAATTAATATGTTATGATCATGTATATTTCAATCAAATTATTGAATTATATGAGAAAAAATTTATTAAATATGTTACAAATGGATTATCGTATGATATGTGTATTGAAAAAACATCTATAAAACCTATTAAAAATATTGATTCTGATAATAAGAAAAAATTTTATGATTTTGATAAAGAAATTTTTCCGTGGTTAATTGAAAGTAATTTCTTTGTAGATTTATCTGAGAAAATTAATATTTCATCAGTTACTGAAAAAGATGTCCTTGAATATAGTGAAAATAATAAACCTATTGAAGAATTTAAACCAAGAGAAAACCAAATTAATGCCTTTCAACATCTTGAAAAACATGGATTACAAACAGGGATTCATTGTCAAGCAACTGGTTGTGGTAAATCATTTATTATCTTAAAATATATTGGTTATGCAATGCAAAATTTAAAAAATCCAAAAATTATATTATTTACTGAACGAGTCAATATTCTGGCAGATCTATTTGATTTGAAAAAAGGAAATACACAGTCTAATCAAGAAAATATTTTAAAATGGCTAGCATGGGGATTATGTGATTTAACTAATATTAAAATTATTAATCGAGTAACCGTTAAGAAAAAAGATTGGGTTAAATTATTAAATGAATCAACTGGTCCAACATTATTAGTTATTAATCGTGCATTTTTAACTCTTGGTAAAAAGTATAAAGATCTAAATAAAGGTTTAAATTTGGTTCTTCACGATGAATGTCATAATACTTCGTCGGACCTTTGTAATGAATTTTTATTAGATTGTAAAAATACTAATGTTCCAATTATTGGTTTTTCTGCGACACCTGTTCGTGCTGGTAAAAATGATTTAGAAAAATTATTGAAAATTTATGCTAAACATGATGATGTTAAATCACTAAATTTATTAACTAATTTTAATATGATTTATTCCATTTTAAATAATTTAATTTTACCACCAGAGTTTTATTGGTATCAATTTGAATCTTGTAAAGAATATAAAAATAAGGGGGAATTAGTTTCTCAAGAAGAATTAGGTTCAGTTCTTGAAGTTCTAAATTATATTATCCCATCAATGCCAAATAAGAAAATAGTTGCTTGGTGTGGGACAATTGCTCTGGCTAAAAGGTGGAAAGAATTATTTGAAGAGAATTATAAACAGAGAAAAAATATGTTAAATTTTACATTTGGGCTAGATACATCATTAACAAAATCAGATGATTATAACGAATTTAAAAATTCTAAAGGTTGTACTATTTTATTTTGTGCAGCTAAACATCGAGAGGGATCGGATATTAGATTATTAGATGCTTGTTTATTTTTAGATAAAGTGAAAGATAGAGGTGCTATTCCATTTATTCAATCAATTGGACGAGTATTAAGAAT